TTAGAGAAAATGACATTAGAGGACTCGATTACGCTTAGTCAGCTAGCACAAGCCGGCAAAGGAAACACTAATGCCTATAAAGCGCTACTAGACTCTGCTTATGGAGCGCCTAAACAGGAAATAGAGACCACAGGTACTCAAGATGTCCACGCCTACATCGATTGGTTCGGTACAGAAGAAAGCGATAGCTCTAAATGACAAGTATAAAGCGCTAGGAACTTTCGATACTCGTTATATGTATGTATACGGGGGACGCGGTAGCGGTAAATCTTTCGCGACATCTCTCTATGTAGCTAGTCTTACTTACGAGGCCGGCCACAAAATACTTTTTACTCGATATACTATTTCGTCCGCTAGTAAATCTATTATACCGGAATTTCAAGAGAAGCTAGAGTTAAGCGGGAACGCGCATCATTTTCATATTACAAGAGACGCTATAGTAAATAAAATTACCGGCTCTCAAATTATCTTTAGTGGTATTAAAACGTCGAGCGGTAATCAGACCGCAAGCTTAAAGTCTTTGCAAGGTATTACTACTTGGGTATACGAAGAGTTTGAGGAACATCCCGACGAAGCAAGCTTTGATACTATCGACCTAAGTATCCGACATAAGACTATGCAGAACCGGATTATCCTAATATCAAACGCTCTGCACAAAGGCTCTTGGCAATACGATAGGTTCTTTAATCGAGAGAAAGATATATCGTATATCTATACGACCTACAAAGACAATCATAAAAACCTTAATCAGAACTTCTTGGCTATAGCGGAGCGGGTTAAAAAAGATAATCTAGCGAAGTACAATAAAAACTTCTTAGGAGAGCATTACGACGATAGCGACGACGCTCTTTGGAAGTGGGATTTAATAAAGCGTAAAGAAGTAAATTTTGAAGAGCTAGACCGGATAGTGGTTTCTGTAGACCCCGCCGTAACTTCTGAAAAACATTCCGACGAGACCGGTATTGTAGTATGCGGAATTAAGAATAAAACCGGTTATGTACTTGAGGACGCTAGCGGAGTATATACACCGAATGAATGGGCTAATATCATAGTAAGCCTATATAACAAATATAAAGCCGATAGAATAATAGGCGAAGTCAATAACGGTGGCGACCTTATCGAAACAATTTTAAGACAGGCGAATAAAAATGTATCTTATAAAGCAGTACGCGCTTCTAGAGGTAAAGCGACCCGCGCAGAGCCGGTTGTAAATCTTTACGAACAAGGACTAATTTTTCATACAAAGAGCTTGCCGGAACTCGAACTTCAAATGACGACTTGGAATCCGAACAAACAAAAGAGTCCCGACAGAATAGACGCTCTAGTATGGGGATTTACTGAACTATTACTTAAAAACAACTCAGGATGGGTAATCTAACAAACGATATAAGAAAACAAGCGCAAGGCTTGGCTAGAGCTATGCAACCGTCCTTTACAAAGGCGAGAAACGTACAACAGGCATTACTTCAATTCGTGGGTACAGATAGCCCTATTGCCTTTGACGACAACTACAAGGAATATGTAGATAAAGGGTATCTATATAACCCCGACGTATACGCCGTTGTAAACCTTATAACCAACGCTATACGGAGTGTACACTTTTGTGTTTACGAGGTTAAGGATATGCCAAAATTCAAGAAGTATAGACGGCTACCATCCGAAGCTAAAGAGTATCAATTCGATAAGGTGTACAGACTAAAAGAGGAGTCCCTAGAGGAAGTAGCTAGCGACAACTTTCTGTACAAGTTATTAGAGCGACCAAACCCGATGCAAGGTTGGGGGGAGTTTATCGAGAACGTAATCGGATACAAACTTATTACCGGTAATAGTTATGTACACGGTGTTAAACTAGAAAATGGTGTAAACGCCGGTCTTATTAACGAGCTATGGGCTTTACCCGCTCAATATATGCGGATTAAGGCTAGCGGTAAAGGAGAGAATATAATAATTGGATACAAGCTAGACCTAACAGAGGGAGCTACTTCGACATCTAGCGTTACCTTTGATGCAGATGAGGTTATGCACCTAAAATATTGGAACGCCGACTATGACGGAGACGGTAGCCATCTATACGGGTTGTCGCCATTACGCGCCGGAGCTAGAGTAATACGACAATCTAATGATTCTTATACCGCTCAAATGGCACAGTTACAGAATAGCGGAGCTATGGGTATCCTTGCGGTAGAGCCGGATTCTATGACAGAAGAACAAGCTCGACAATTAGAAAGAGATTACACTAAGAAGTATACAGGTTCATTTAATCGAGGTAAGATTGTAATAGCCGGCGCTAAGATGGATTGGAAGCAAATAGGTCTTTCGCCGGTAGACCTAAATATTATCGAGTCTCAAAAGATGAGCTTACGAGATATATGTAATATCTACGGTATAAATTCAGCTCTACTAAACGACCCTGACAATAAAGTATATAATAACGTACAGGAAGCCCGCAGAGCGCTCTATATGGAGAAAGTAATACCGGAGCTAGATACGTTTAAAAACGAGCTTAATAGATGGCTTACTGCTACATATAACGAAAAGACAGGAAAGCAGTATTACATTGATTACGACTTAGAGAGTATACCGGCGCTACAGAAAGATATGAAGCTTATTGTAGAGCAAGTTAAGGACGCTTGGTGGATTACCGGAAGTGAAAAGCGAATAGCTATGGGATACGATGACGACCCCGCTATGGCTACATACTTTATACCGGCCGGCCTTATACCTTTCGGCACTCAAACAGAAGAACAGATAAAAACCTTAACTAGCTATAAAGCTGAAAAGACTTACTCTAATTATCCCGAAAGCGCTAGAAACATAGCTAAGAGAGCCATTAAGTTTACAGAGGAAAATCCTAATGATTGCGCTACTCAAGTAGGTAAGGTGCGCGCCCAACAGATAGCCAAAGGAGAGGCGCTAACACTAAGTACGGTTAAGCGTACATATAGCTTCTTGTCCCGCTCTAAAGTATACGATACAGGTAGCTTTACTGACGCGGACGGTAAGCCGGTATGCGGTAGTATATCTTATGCTTATTGGGGAGGTACGCCTATGTTGAAATGGGCTAAAAAGATAGTGGAAGAAAATGCCTAAGCCTAGAGCCGGAGAGACCGAACAGGACTTTTTGGAAAGATGTATCCCTGACTTAATCGACGAGGGAGCTACGGGAGACCAAGCGGTGGCTATTTGTCTAGCTTACTACGAGGGAGAAAAAGATAGCTATAAGTCCTACAATATTCCCGACGAGGGTATTATCGAGTATTACAAAGCTTTTGATAATCGACGAAACTCTTTTCAAAGAAAATACGCGACTAAGGCCTATCAGGCTCTGTTAAAACAATTAAAGCCCGTACTAGACGCGAATAGTGTACAGGAAATGCGTACTAGCCTATCATATTTACCCATAGAGGAGCTATATACAGAATTATATATGGACGTAGGGGATACGTTCGCTCGTCTTTCATACGCGAATTTAAAAGGCCATAAATACCTAGAGACAAAAGCCTTTCCGGTATGGATAGAACAGATGCGACAGTACGCTCTAAAGAGTCGTCGAATAAAGGACGTAACAGAGAATACTCAAGACGAAGTATCTGCGGAGATTGTAAAGTCTTTAGAAGAGGGATTAGGCGAACAAGACACAATGAAACAGATAATCCGTAATACACTTATTAAATCTCAAATAAGAGCAGAGAGAATAGCGCGTACAGAGATTATAAGCGCAAGCAACGCCGGAAGCTTAGAGGGAGCTAGAGCAAGCGGTCTTAAACTTAAAAAGAAATGGATTACTACGCCGGACGATAGAACGAGGGACGCGCACAAGGCCGAAAACATAGGGGAAGCAATCGTTCCTTTAGAAGAGAAGTTTTTTGTAGGTGGCGAATATTTAGATTATCCTGGCGATGTAAACGGTTCAGCTAAGAACGTAATTAACTGTAGATGTACTCAAGTTTACATAAACGTATAAGCAAAATTTTATTCCCACTTAAGTTTGTTATTTTAGAACCAAATAAATAAATGCGATATGAAAAACACCCTACAGTATAAAGGATTCGAAGCGGAGATACGGGACGTAGATGTAAAGACTCGTACTGTAACCGGATACTTCGCGCAATTCGGCATGGTCGATTCTGACGGCGACTCTATTATGAAAAACGCCTTTACTAAGAGTATACAAGAGAATGGGCCGGATAGCGCTAAACCAAGAATTATGCACTTATATCAACACGATACTAAGATGCCATTAGGTAAGCCAAAGGTCTTGGTTGAAGATGAGTACGGATTGTACTTTGAGTCCGACGTTGTAGACACTACCTATGGAACGGACGTACTTAAGCTATATGAGGCCGGCGTAATTAACGAGCATAGTATTGGATTTCAAACAGTACGAGCTACGCCTAAAGAGGGCTTTAATCAAATAGATGAAGTACGGTTATTCGAAGGCTCTACTGTTACATTCGGAGCTAACGAAAACACACCCTTTACCGGATTTAAGAATATGACACCCGAAAAAGCTATAGAGCGGGTAAAGAGAATGACCACTGCGGTCAGGAGCGGAACTTTCACAGACGATACATTTCATCTGTTGGAAATTCAGCTAAAACAACTCGAACAATTTATCATAGACCAACTAATACCACAGGACGAAATTTCGCCGGTCGAGTCCACGAAGTCAGAAGTCTTGCCGGAAAAGGTCGATGCTATTTTCGAGGCTTTTGCACTTAAATTATTTAACCCAAAAATCTAATAAAATGGATACAGTACAAATATTAGAGGAGAAGCTACAGAAGCTTGGAGAGCATATCGACTCAAACATCGAGCAAGCTCTAGAGGCTCAAAAGTCTAACCTCAATCAAGAACTAGATAATCTCAAAACTAATGAGATTAACGGCCTTGTTGAAAAATACAACAAGCTACAGGAGCAAACTGACGCACTAGAGTCAGCTTCTAAAAGAAAGGGAGCGGACTTCGCGCCTAGAACTTGGATTGGAGATATGGTATCTCAAATCAAAAGTACAGAGAGCTTCGCAGATAATGTTCGGTCAAACAAAGGCATTTCTTTTAATGTGCCTATGTTTACTAAGACCGGTACTGTCTTAACCGGCGCTAGCGACTTTGTAGACTCTACAACTTCTGCTAACGTAGTAGTACCGGATTATCAAACCGATATTATCTATGAACCCGACCGTCCTACTCACGTGCGACAGTTTTTACCGGGTGGTACAACTTCTTCTGACGTAGTACGATACATTCAAGAGACTTCTCTTGTAGACGGTACTGCGGTTAAAGCAGAAGGAGCTGACGCGGGAAATAGCACTTTTGACTTAACGTCTAAAGATGCACCTGTTCGCACTATCGCAGCTTTCGCTCGTATCAGTAACGAAATGCTAGACGATGTAGCCGGTCTTACCGCTTACTTATCTGCTCGTTTACCTAAGAAAATTAAGGTTAAAGAGGACAACGTATTATTGTACGGCTCTGACTCTCCTGTTTTCACAGGTATTACAGAAGTAGCTTCTGCTTACTCTGACGCTCTAGCCGATAGTAACGTAAACCGATTCGATGTGCTTATTAAAGCTATCGCTCAAGTGCGAGATGGCGAATATCAAGCCAACGCTATTATGGTTCACCCTGACGACTACTTCAACTTATTGTTGATTAAAGACGGTCAAGGTCGATACCTAATGCCTGACAACTTCCGATTAGGTAGTCAAGTACCTACTATCGCGGGTGTACAATTAGTACCTAATACTGCCGTTACTACCGGAGACTTCCTTGTGGGAGACTTTACTCTAGGCGCGCAAGTATTTGACCGTCAGCAATCAAGTATTCGTTTCTACGAACAAGACCAAGATAACGCTATTAAAGGTGTTATTACTGTAGTAGCTTCTGAAAGACTAGCTATGCCTGTTTACAGACCTAGCGCTTTCATATACGGAGACTTCGCTTCTGCCCTAGCGAATGGTTCAGCTTAATTGTAGCTGATTGATAGATAAGAGGGAGGGTGGCAGTAATGCTATCCTCCTTTTTTTTTAAAAAAAAATCGGCCTCCCTGTATACAGAAACGTCGATTTAGAAAAAAATATAAAAAAAATTTGATATAGGTATTGACTCGTATATCAAATATTTACTATATTAGTCTTAGAAACTTAAACGAACTACTAAACAAAATGAAAAATCAAGCAACTAGAGAACTAAAAAGAAAAGAATATATATTTAATTTCGAGAGCGGAGGTTGGAATACAGTTTACGCTAAGACTCTTAAGGGAGCTATCAAGGAAGCTATTAAGAAATACGAGTATTCCGACGTATTAAATCCCGACCCGTCTACATTCAGACTAGCAACCCAAAAAGATTTAGACTCACTAATGAGACTATTCTACTAAACTAGAAATAATAACAAGGGCTATTTCGGTAGCCTACTAAAACTACTAAACAAAATGAACGAAGTAATAAAAGAAATCGAAAAGCTAATACAAGAAAATAAGACCCGTATAGCTAAAATTGAGGATTTAATTAGAACCGGTAGCCTAGAAGGAGACGATAAACGACAAGAAAAAGCATATTACACAGAACAAAGAAAAGAGTTAATAGGTCAGAATAGCGCATATCTACGTTCACAGATTATGATAAGCGCGCAACAAGCAGTAAATAGAATTAACGATAAATAAACTACTAAAAAATGAGAACACTAATAGAAAAAATCCACGATAGTATTGAATACATAAACACCGAAATAGATTACATTGATACGGTAGTCGCTTACGATTACGAACAAAAGAGCGAAGCAAGTTTAGATGCTTACTCTAGAAGAAGAAAATTTTACGAGGGTGAAAAGAGAGGGTATACAGAAGTACTTAAATGGCTACAAGAAGAGCTAGAGCGAGAACAGGAAAAAATAAAAAAAGCACTAGAGTAAAAAAAA